TGACCATCGGTGCCGTCGGCCGTGGGCAGCGTCAGAGTGTAGCTGGTGGCGACAGTGCCGGGGCCTTGCAGCGCGACGAACTGTCCCCCGGCCGCGTCTTGGAAGCGCACGTCGCCCTGCGCCGTGACATCGACCTGCCCGGCAGTAACCGCGGTGAAGGTCGGGCTGTCCCCCGCCCCCAAACCCAGAGAGGTTCTGGCCGTCGCTCCGCTCTCGGCAACCCAAGTCGTACCGTTGCCGACAATGATGTTTCCGTCGGTAACCGCAAGACCCGCGATAGCGGTCAGCTCAGCGTCGTAGGCCTGTACGTCTGTGCCAATGGCGAGGCCAAGGGTCGTGCGCTGGGCCGAAGCGTCGGCGTCATCAAGAATGGCGCGACCAGCCGCAGTGAGCCCCGTAGTGGCGTAGGTGTCCAGCGCCGTCGTATAGATCATCTGGTTGGCAGATGTCGTCAGCCCAGAGATCGACTGCAACCCCGCGTCGTAGGCCTGCACGTCCGTGCCGATGGCAAGGCCGAGGTTGGTCCGAGCTGTGCCAGCGTCAGATGCCCCTGTTCCACCGTCAGCAACGGCCAGATCGGTAATGCCCGTGATAGAGCCGCCAGTGATCGTCACAGACGACGCAGCCTGAGTCGCCATGGTGCCGAGACCAAGAGAGGTTCGCGCCGTCGCGCCGCTTTCGGCCACCCACGTCGTGCCGTCGCCGACAATGATGTTGCCGTCGGTAACCGCAAGAGCTGCGATGGCGGTTAGTTCGGCGTCGTAGGCCTGCACGTTCGTACCGATAGCGAGGCCGAGGGTCGTGCGCTGGGCCGAAGCGTCGGCGTCATCCAGAAGGGCGCGGCCTGCAGCCGTAAGACCTGTGGTGGCGTAGGTGTCGAGGGCCGTCGTATAGATCATCTGATCGGCGGACGTCGTCAGTCCGGAGATGGACTGCAGTCCCGCATCGTAGGCCTGCACGTCAGTTCCAATGGCGAGGCCGAGGGTTGTGCGCTGGGCCGAAGCGTCGGCGTCATCCAGAATGGCGCGACCTGCAGCCGTAAGACCTGTGGTGGCGTAGGTATCCAGAGCCGTCGTATAGATCATCTGATCGGCAGACGTCGTCAGTCCTGAGATCGATTGCAGCCCGGCGTCGTAGGCCTGCACGTTCGTCCCGATGGAAAGACCAAGAGAGGTTCTGGCCGTCGCGCCGCTCTCGGCAACCCACGTCGTGCCGTTGCCGACAATGATGTTCCCATCGGTCACCGCCAGACCTGCGATGGCGGTCAACTCGGCGTCGTAAGCCTGCACGTCAGTGCCGATGGCGAGACCAAGGTTGGTCCGAGCGGCCGAGGCGCTCGACGCGCCAGTGCCCCCGTCTACGATAGCAAGGTCGGTGATCCCGGTGATCGAGCCCCCGGTAATCTTGACGCTCGACATGGCAAAGTTGGCGGTGATGTCTATGACCGCGGCCCCTGCACCAGTGCCGTCGGCGTACACAACTTTGGTGTCGCCGCTGGCTACAGTGACGTTGCCTCCCGAACCTTGGGTCAAAACCACGCTTTCGCTGGTTACGTTCCACACGATGTAGACGTGCTGCCCGTCGTTTGGCGAGATCGTCACTGTGTTGGTTCCGGAGGGCGCTCCGCCAAAAACCAAGACAGAGTACTGGCCGTCCGAAAGAACTCCGTCAGAGGTGGTCAGCGTGTGGGTTGTTCCTGCAAGCGCGATTGCTCCGACCCCGTTCACCAGTCGGTCAATGATTGACAAGTTGGTGTTGGTCGTGGTGCCCCAAGTACCGGACTGTTCTCCGCTTGCAATGAGCTCAATGCCGCTGTTCGTTGTATACGTGCTGGCCATGTCGCCTCCTTACGCCGCGATGTCTGTCCAAGAGGTGCTGGGCGGTGCTTGTTGCACCTCGGTCCATGAATTTATAGCACCTGTGTTAACCTCCGTCCACGTAGTAGACTCGGGATTTGGAGAAATGTCACTCCAAGAGGCTAAGGTGGCGGGAGTAAGCGAGTTCCAGTTCGTCAGTGGGGCTGGGACAACCTCCCCCCAAACAAGGACCGTCCCAACGGCACCTGCGGCGGAAAGCCCCGTAACACGGACATCGACATTGATGTCACTTGTTATGGAAACAGTCCCGACTAGCCCCGTCGCAGAAAGACCAGTGACAGGAACAACGGCGGGGATTGAGACAACGACTGTCCCAGTCTGCCCTGTCGCAGAAAGACCAGTGACAGGAACAACGGCGGGGATTGAGACAACGACTGTCCCAGTCTGCCCTGTCGCAGAAAGACCAATGACAGGAACGTCGGCGGAACCCGTGACATCAACGGTCCCAGCCTGCCCAGTCGCAGAAAGACCAGTGACGAGAACAGAGACGTCGACGGCGATTAAAACATCAACGGTCCCAGTCTGACCAGTGGCAGAAAGACCAGTTACAGGAACGTCGGCGGGGATTGAGACAACGACGGTCCCAGTCTGCCCTGTCGCAGAAAGACCAGTTACAGGAACGTCGGCGGACCCCGTGACATCGACTGTCCCAGTCTGGCCTGTCGCAGAAAGACCAGTGACGAGAACAGAGACGTCGACGGCGACTAAAACATCAACGGTCCCAGCCTGCCCAGTCGCAGAAAGACCAGTGACAGGGACAGAGACGTCGACGGCGACTAAAACATCAACGGTCCCAGTCTGCCCAGTGGCAAAAACTCCAGTGACAGGAACAACGGCGGAACCCGTGACATCAACGGTCCCAGTCTGCCCAGTGGCAAAAACTCCAGTGACAAGAACGTCGGCGGAACCCGTGACATCGACTGTCCCAGTCTGGCCTGTCGCAGAAAGACCAGTTACAGGAACGTCGGCGGAACCCGTGACATCGACTGTCCCAGTCTGGCCTGTCGCAGAAAGACCAGTGACAGGGACAGAGACGTCGGTGGTGGTTAAGACATCAACGGTCCCAGCCTGCCCAGTCGCAGAAAGACCAGTGACAGGGACAGAGACGTCGACGGCGACTAAAACATCAACGGTCCCAGCCTGCCCAGTCGCAGAAAGACCAGTGACAGGAACAACGGCGGAACCCGTGACATCGACTGTCCCAGTCTGGCCTGTCGCAGAAAGACCAGTGAGGGAAACGCTTACGTTGGTTCCGCCAGAGTCGATTTGCTCGGACGAGCTAAGCGGAGCACCTGACAGAGGATAGAAACCTAACATCCGGCACCTCCGTTAGATTAAGCCAGCTCCTTTAATTTAGCACAAGCCGCGCATGCGGGACAGCGAGCTTTACGCTGCCTCCTCGGGCGGGGCATCCTCTTGGACGACCGTCCAGACATCCCGGACAACGCCGTCCTGAATTTCGTAGCGGCATTCAGCGCTGACAATGATCTTACCGTCATCGGCTCTTGGGCATTGAATCCGCTCAAACGGCATGAACTGGGGCGGCAGGTTGTCCAAGTCCACAAAGGGAAACGCATCCCTCATGTTCGACTCAACAATAGGATGCTCGAACGGGACCCCGTCCAGCATGCGGATGAACAGACGCATCACAAGTCTCCCGTGTTCGTTGACGGGAACCTTCTCCCGTATCCATAGATAATCCTGACAGCGCCGCCAGCTCCGTTGGCGTGTTCGGTGGATGCCAGTTCTGAACCTGCAGCACCGCCGCCGTAGAGTCCGGGCGTCGAGCGGTTTGTGGTTGTGTTATAGGCCCCGACAGTTGCGTTTGTGCCGCCAGAGCCTCCGGTGCCTCCGTTGCCGTCAACCCCGGCCGTGATTGAACCAGACCCGCCGTTGCCGCTTGACCCCTCCCCCAAGATACCCACACCGCCACCAGCACCAGCCGTAGCGCCAGAACCTGCAGCACCGCCGCCCCCTCCACTGCCGCCAGAACCCGCGACCCCGGAGCTGGTGCTTCCTGCTGCACCGCCCGCTCCCGAATAGCCGCCCGCGCCGCCACCACCACCGGCAGCGCTGGTGGATGTGTTTTTTCCTCCGTTCCCGCCCGCGGCGCCGCCCCCGGTCTGACCAATCAGGGGGATTTCGGTGCGGGCAAAAGAGCCGCCGGTGTTATTCGTAGCAGCGGTCGGAGAGTTTGCCCGCCCACCACCAACACCAGAAACGGTACCGCTGCTGACGAAAGAGCTTTCCCCTCCGTTGGTGGTCGTCGTCCCGCTGGTCGTGGACGTCCCTCCAGCGCCCACCGTGACCGTATACGAAGACCCGGTTACAACAGGGTAGTTGTTCAAGTAACCAAGTCCACCGCCACCGCCGCCGTTGCCCCCGCTCGAGGTGCCAAGGCCCCCGCCACCGCCACCGACGCAAACAACGCTAACGGACGGGACAAAGCTTGGAGCTACAAAAGTGTAGGTTCCGGGAGATGTGTACGCAACCTGACCCACCCGTCGGAACCACCCGTTGTACTCAGCCATCGTGAAGACACCGCCGGAGGTTCGGTTGGATAGACCTCCCCCGGAGGCGTTGGCGCTATTGCTCGAGTTGAGTGTTGTGGAGATAAATCCTCCCGGGGCTCTTGTCATATTAAGGCCTCACGAGATTTCTTCGTAGGAACAAATGACCTTGAGGTCGTTTGCAACACTCGCCGTTGCGCCAATCGACCGATCCTCTTCGAGATAGACGGGTGTTTCTTTGCTGATCACAATCAAGGACGTGTCCGCAGGGATGGTAATAGTGCTTGCAATCTGGAATGCAGTACCACCCAGCGCCGCCGAGGTGTAGTAGTTGATCGTGATGTCGGCGGAAGCGGCGACGTCCACGTTCGACACGATCAAGGTGTTGATCTTCATGACAAGACCCGAAGACGCCGCGTTGCTCACCACCGATGTTGCGCTCGTGCTGGTGAGGTTTGTAGTCGCGGTCTTGCCGATAATGCTGGTCACGTTGACGATGTTTGGCGCAGCCATCGGTTATCCCCCTATCCAAACACGAGAGCCATGGCAACAGCTCTCCCAGTATACACCGCCTTGCCAGCTGGTAGCGTCGAAAAGACGTTCTTAGTCCCCGCAACAAAGGGAACGTTAGTCCCAACGCCATAGGTTCCCGCTAAAACGATATCCCTAGAAAGGGTTGAGCCGGACAGCGTGTAGGTGCCGATGCCGATTTCATACTCGCCTGCCGCCACATTCGTAATCGCGTAGTAGGTACTGTTGTTGTTGCCCACACCATCATTAAAAGATTGGAACCCCTGAGTAGGCCCGAGTAACGCGAACGACCCGGTCCCCGTCGTCGTAGAGGTCTCAAGGACCCTATCTTCTAGTACCAGAACCACGGAAAACCTCTCTGTTAAGAGATGCGAATGATCGCGTCAGACGCAGTGGCGGCCGGGAACTGAATGGTGAAGGTGCCTGCCGTCGAGGTTTTATCGCTACCGAAATCCAGAACCACAACGGACGGGTTGGTATAGGTGTGCGCCGGGGTCGTGTTGTAGATCAGCGCGCCGCGGGCCGTGATAGTCGCCGTCGTGAACGAAAGGTCGTCGAAATCGGTGAAGGCCGTTGTCCCGGAAGTAGTCGGGTTGACGTTGGTCAGTGTTCCGCCACCAGCCGAATAGGAGCCAGAGTTGGCAACCTCGTTCGTAGCCGAGTACGCCGTCGTGGTTGCGTCAAGGGTGGCCGCGCTGGTGTACAACGCCAGCTTAAAAGTGTCCCCGCCGCTCGCGCGGAAGTCGTGAGCACCCTCGAGGAGTTGATCCTTGAACGAAGTGCACATTGCCTGAGTAATTGCCATCGCGGCCTCCTATAGCTTTTTAATGGCTTCCGCCAGTTGTGGCTGCCCAGCCTCTACAAGGGCATTATATACCGTAACACGATCCTGTGCGACAGCAAATGTCATGTATCTCGTGACGACCGCGAGAACGGCCGCGCGGTACGCAAGCGCTTGGTCCCTGATCTCTTGCGGGGCGTTATCGGACACACTGATGAGCTTGCTTACGCAACGCATCGCCACTTCCTCAGGGGTTTCCCCTCGGCCGCTTGTGGTCGTTACCACGACAACGGGGGTCTCAGGCAAAGAGAGTTTCGCGCCAAACATTATTCCTTGGACCTCACAACCATGCCCTTGCGATATTCATCGGTGACCTGCTTCGCTTCGCCCAGCATCTTGAGGCCCACGAGTGACTCTTGGAAGCGCTTGTCGTAGCTTGCCAAAAGGTCGGGGTCACCTTTGAGGAACAGGTAGGCCTCGATCATCGCGCCGTAGAACAACGTCAGTTCGGCGTTGATGCTAAGCCACGTGGTCCCGCTGTCAGACCCAGCCGTCAGGCTGGCAGGGCGGTAAAAATAGTGCAGCTCCATCGAGTACGCCGAGTTCGGAGTCGGACCCAGAATAAAGTTCTGGTTGTCAAACTGAGCGTAGTACCGAGGAGCCCCCGTAACGGCTGCGTCCGGGGAATACTCTTGAACAAAGCTGACGTCCTTAAACTCCAGAAAAACTTTATCGTTCCCAGCGTCCGTGTAACACAAAGACAACGGCGCAAGGAAGTCCGACGGGCAGCCGAGGAAGCGGTCCCCAGAAGTTGCGTTGGCGGAGACATTGTTGCGGAACAGACTTAGCTGGACGTTCTTGAGAATACGCTCTTCCGACAGGCGGATGAAGAGCGGGAGGTTGTTGACGAAGGTGGTCTCCGAGGTCTCGAGATAGTCCTGCAGAGCCTGCTTCAGCTGGCCGTAAGTAAAGCTCATGTGGTCACCACCGTAACGAAGCCGACAGTGCCAACCACCGGGTAGATGATTGCAACTGGCGGGAAGACTGTGTTGCCGACCGAGACGTAGACGTGCCCTGCCTCTGGGTCGGGACGAGGATTTCGAAGCGCCTGCGGGTCAGGGTAGGCCTTAGGCGGGAAGAGCTGCGGATGCTTCGGGTCATACTCATCCGGGCCGACGAGAAGTCCCGTCCATTCTTTTCGCATGTCGCGCAGCCGGAAGCGGACGCCGGAGCGATCAGAAATACCCCAAGCCTTTTTACCGCTGGCATACGTCATCAGAACCTCAGGTAGGCCACATCAGGCTGCAGCTTCAACGGCACCCGGTCCTCGTCTTCTTCGGCCGCGCGCGTGAACTCTTCGTCATAGATCGCCTTGAGCATGGCCATCCGGTCAGGGGCCCGCTTCATGGCAAGATAGTAAGCCAAGCCAGCAACCATGCAAGGGTAGAACCGCCACGGCATGTCGGTGGTGTTCTGCAGGGTTCCTGCGTCCTCGATGCGGCGGACGTAATAGTAGATCAACTGGTCGGTCGAGTTCTCGGGAACCTGCCAGACGGTAATCTTCGGAGCGATCTGACGGTCGTAGTAAAACTGCGACGGCCGCCCCTGCGTGGTCTTGTTGGGCAGAAGGAAGAAGTCCCCGCGGCTGATGCGCTCGACTTCGTAATCCGTGCCGTCCCGACGAAGAACCATCTCAAGGATGTCCGCGTGATCGGCGTTGACGGTGTAGGTCGCGACGTTGACCGTGACGGTGATCGTGGCTTGGTTCACGGTCCACAGGTTCAAACCGCGGTTGGCCCACTCAGCGAACATCAGGTTCAGGGACCGCCGTGCCGTGCGCGCGTCGTAGCCTGTGCGGACTTCAAGCCCGCACCGCTCATACGCCTCTTCGATAAGCTCGCCGACGTCCAGATTGAACGTCCGGGTCCCTGAGGTTGCCATGGTTTACTTCTTGCCCTTCTTGACCACTGCAGGCTTCATGCCCATGGCCATAGCCTTGCGTGGGCTGATCATGTCAGCCGAGCAGCCCTTGCCGCCCTTTTTGCCAGCCTTCATCATTTCTTCCCCTTCGCTGTTTTGGCGGACTGCCGAAACGCTTGTGCGGTCGGTGCGCCCTTGGTTCCCGGTTTCCGCATCTTCTCGTCAGAGCCTGCGGCGATGCGCTTCCGCTTGGCGTTGATGTTAGCATACAAGCCAACCTTTGCCATCCTCTTCCCTCCGGTTTCCGTGATCTGTTGGGTCATACTACCACGGTTCATGTCAGCAGTTCCACGCTCGAAGTGACTTATTGATCCGGCTGTTTGGATCGCGCTTGGTCTTCTCGCTCGTCAGCTTCGCCTTCATCCCGGACATCCGGGCGCAGAATGACGCGCGGCGGCCTTTGTCTTCTTTGCTCTTTGGGTTCGGGGCAGGGGGTTTCAAGTTCATCCCCTGCGCTTTCGCCGAAGCGCGGCCCTTGGCGTTCAGACCGCCTTTCGGGTCCTTACCCTCCTTGCGTGTCCAAGCCGGACTTTTACCCATCAGAGCGGTCCTCCGTTCTTGACTAGGACCATGATAAACATCGCTGAAGCTTCATTGTTGTTCGAGCTACTCTGGGCTGTTGCCTCAAGGGTGGTCTTCTACGTAGTCTGCTGCCCCGTTGTTCACGGTGGTGATCGCCGCTGCGCGGCGAATGCCGTCAGTTCCTATGGTCAGAAGACGGCCGCTGACCTGCGCCGATCCGCCCGGCTGCCCGGCAGAAAACAGCCCCTGCGAGACGTAACCCGTGTAGCCCGCCGGGATCGTGTAGCTTCCGGTGATCCGCTGGTTGTAGTCAAACTTGAGGAGATCGTAGACCGTGGCAGGGACGCCTGCGGTGACGGTGCCGTCTCCGAAGTAGATGTCCCCCGCGGCCGACAAACCAGAGCCTGCAGTCGCAACATAAGCGTTATTGATGTGCAGGAAAAACTGGGTCGTTAACACTTCCGTCTGCCCGTTCAGGGTCACGATTTCGCTGATCTCGTTGTGGTTGGCGTCAAGGCCAGCCACGAAAACCGTCCGGGCCCCTGTTCCGTTGGAGGTGTC